CACGCTGGAAATAAATTCTTGAAAGGGGGTTGCGCCAAGAAAAAAGCCATGTAAACTGTATAACGCTTGACAAAAAACACAGGAGAAAGCAATGACTGAAGACATCGAAGAAGCACCGGAAGTCGAAGCAATTCCGCTCGACAAGCTGGTCGCCATCCACGCCAAGATCAAGGCCAAGCAAGCCCAGCTCGACAAAGCGCTGGCTGACCTTGAAGAACAGCGCGAAGCAATTCGCCTAGCCATCAAAGACCAGATGAAGGCCCTCGGCCTGACATCGGTCAAGACTTCCTCTGGAACCGTGTCGTTGATGAAATCGACGCGCTACAACACGCAGGACTGGGACTCGTTCAAAGCATTCGTGCTTGAGCATCAAGTCGTAGACCTGTTGGAAAAGCGCATCGCCCAATCCAACATGGCGCAGTTCTTGGAAGAAAACCCCGGCGTTCTGCCGCCGGGTTTGAACTCAGTCACTGGGTTCGACATTCGTGTAACCCCCATCCGAAAGTAACGCAATCATGAGTAACATTACGCTTTTCAATTCGTCCAACGTCCCCGCATTTGCTCGTAACAACGAGTTGTCTGACACAGCCAAGGCCCTGACGGGCGGCGGTGCTGGTGTATCGACCAAGCGCATCTCCATCAAAGGCGGCGTGTTCCGTCTGGTGGCAGGTGGCAAGGAAGTCGCCGCCATCGAAGACCGTCACCTTGACATCATCATCGTTCGCGCTGCCCCCAAGGTCAGCCGCATCTTCTACGCTGGCGCTTACAACGCTGACGCGATCGTGCGCCCTGACTGCTGGAGCAACGACGGCGAGAAGCCTGATGCAAGCATCACAGCCCCACAAGGCGCTACTTGCATGGGTTGCCCACAGAACGAAGCCGGTTCCGGTAACGGCAACAGCCGTGCCTGCCGCTTCCAACAGCGCCTTGCTGTTGTGCTGGCCAACAACCCTGAAGGCGATGTGCTGCAACTGACACTCCCCGCTACCAGCATCTTCGGCAAGGAAGATGGCGACAAGCGTCCCCTGCAAGCCTACGCCCGCTTCTTGGCAGCGCAGACACCTCCGGTTAATCCCGAGCAGATCGTCACGCGCATGAAGTTCGACACCAAGGCCGAGGCTCCCAAACTGTTCTTCGCGCCTACGCGCTGGCTGACAGACGACGAGTACCCGATCGCTGTGTCGCAAGGCGACTCTGACGATGCCAAGAAGGCTGTGACCCTCACCGTGGCTCAAGCTGACGGCGTGAAGGCCCCACCGATGACCATCCCCGGCGCTGCTCCCAAGCCCGTTGCCAAGCCCATGGGCGAGATGATGGACGAGGACGACACTGCCGCGATGGCCGCAGTCAAAGCGGCCAAGCCCAAGGCCAAAGCCAAAGCTGAGCCCGTTGCAGAAGCTGAAGACGAACCCGAAGTGCGCAAGGAGACAGCCAAGGCTGCCGCCGTGCCCGCCAAGAAGTCCAAGCTGGCTGACATCGTGTCCGATTGGGACGACGAGTAAAAAGAATCGGGGCGCTGGCGTGGCCAGCGGCGCAGGCAACTGCGCGTCGCAGTAACGGTGCCCCACCTAAACACCATGGCAATCATCTTTCCAGCCAACACAAAAGGCCTGACTGCTGGCGCTATGCGTCAGATCAAGCAGCACGGTTCCACGACTGCTGCCGGTGGGTGGCACTCGATGGACACCCTGTACGAACTTGCCGCTGATACCGGCCTCTACTTAAATCAACGCGAACCACTGGGGAAGTACATGACAGCACTAGCGCAAGCAAAAGAAGACGCCAAGGAGATGACGGAGGCGCTTCTCAAAAACACAACCGCTATGGTTGAGCAAGCCAAAGAGGCTCACAAACAATTGAGCGACATCAACGGCAAACTGCGTGATGGCGCAGAAAAACTTGGGCTGGCTATTGAGAAGTTCAACAAGGTAGCGGGTAATACAAACTTTGCGGAGACCGCCAAACAGGCTGAGTCGCTTGTCACAAGTCTGGAGCGCTTGGCTGCGCTGGAAGCATCAGGCGTGTTGGACAAAGTGATGAAGGCCATGGCCAAGTGATATGGCTTACTCGCAGAAAATCATTGACGACGTGATGAATACTCCCAAGTCTCTGGGCAACCAGCTTGGGCGTTGGGCTATCCACTTGGATTTTCCCGTCACTAAAATTGCCTACGCCCTCGGCGTCACACGGCAGACCGTCTACAACTGGTTCAACGGATCAGAAGTCTTTGTCGCGTACCGCCACCGCGTGGAAACCCTTTTAACAATTATGCAGTCCTCGCAGCACGCTGACGAGGCATGGAGACGTATATGTCACGAGTACAACCTGAAACCCTGAGCAACGAAGAACTGCTGACGCACATCTACATGGCCAACTACAACGTGCCTGCCGAAGTCGTGAAAGAGCTGTACGAGCGGTTTAGTGCACTGGTGCATTTTGAAGGGTTCCCCACCAAAGACCCACGCCAGTTAGAGCTACCCCTGTAACCCATCCCCAAGGACATCCATGACTCCGCTCGATCTGATGGCGGCGGTTTTGCCGTCTCCGGGAAATGGCTATTACTGCGCGGTAGAGCTTACAAAGAAAAAACAACACGTCTACGGACAAACAATTGAGGAACTCATGCCCACGGTGGAGAAGTGGGCGAAGGCGGGGCTGGATACCTACTTCGCGTTGGGGACGTTCGGCACGGACAAGGACCGCACCAAGGAGAACATGCACGCCAGCCAAGTGCTGGCCGTGGACCTTGACTGCAACCACCCCAAGGACATACCCAACGAAGAGGGCGTGGTCAAGCCCAAGGCATATCCGAGCGCCAAAGCTGCGGCGCAGGCCTTGCAGAAGTTCTGTGAGGACACGGGCTTAGCTGCGCTGGGCGACCCATGGTTGGTGCATTCTGGTGGCGGCATCCACGCCTACTGGCCTTTGGACGAGCTGCTGTTCAAAGACGACTGGTATCCGCTGGCCAAGCGCTTCAAAGAGCTGTGCATCAAGCACGGGCTGGCCATCGACACCGCTGTCACAGGCGATGCTTCCAGAGTCTTGCGCGTACCTGACAGCACCAACACGGGCGTGAAGAACGGCAAGGCCGTACGCGCAGCTACCCGTGTGCGCAGCATTGCTGACGGCGGCAGGTTTGAGGTGGCTGACATCGAGGCCATCCTGACGGCCGAGGGGTTTGGGCCAGACTTCGTGAAGAAGCCCACCAGCTCCACGCTGGCGCTGCCGGGGCAAAGGCCAACGGGTGTCAGTGCACCGTCCACGTTGACGGCGCTTGCACAAAACAGCGTGACGTTGTTCAAAAAAATTCTGGTCAAGACCAAGCACGGCACTGGCTGCGCTCAGCTTCAGCACTACGTGGAGAACGCATCAGACGATGGCATGGAGCCGATCTGGCGCGGGATGCTCAGTTGGGCCAAGGTCTGCGCAGATGGCGCGAAGGCTGCTACGTGGCTCAGTGACCTGCACCCCTACCCACACGAGCGCATGCACCAGAAACTGGCCGAGATCAAGGGCCCGTACTCATGCGCTGCCATGGACGACATGAACCCCGGCGTGTGCCGCAAGTGTTCGCACTGGGGCAAGATCACCAACCCCCTGCTGTGGGGCCGGGAGATGGCGCTGACCACCGCCAAGACTACGGTCGAGGTCGAAAGCAGTGCAGCGTCCGATGACGATACGGAGGCCGACACGGTACGCATCGCCCAGCCAGAGCCACCACGGGGCTACGCCTTTGGTGCAAGGGGCGGTGTCTTTTTAGAGCGTACCGAGGAAGACGCTGACGGCCACAAGGTGACGAAGCAACTGTTGCTGTGCTCCAACACCATCTTTCCGGTGGACGTACTGAACAACAACGGCAGCCACGAGGTGCACTTTTGCGTCATCAAGAATAAGCAGTTGCACGAGGTGCTGGTGCCACAGAAATGTTTGGCCAGCAAGGATGAGACGATCAAGCACTTGGCCAACCAGAACGTCATGGCGGCGTTTGGTTCCGGCAATGACAAAAATTTCTACGACTACATCCGCGCCAGCGTTGAGAAAATCAGCGTAGAGAAGTCCCCTATCAACATGCCGCCAAGCTATGGCTGGCAAGATGACGGCACGTTTGTGTTTGCAAGCCGTGTGTACAGCGCAAACAAACCGCCCGTGCTGGTCCCGCTGTCCGAGCTGCAAAACATCGTGAGCAGCACCAAGCCCACTGGCACGCTGGATGCGTGGAGGACCGTCATCAACATGATGGTGCGGCGCAAGATGTGGGATCAGTTGGCCGTGGTGTTGGCGGGTGCTGCCGCCCCCTTGATGAAGTTCACTGGCCTGCTGGGCATGACAGTGCACGTAGCGTCCACTGAGTCAGGTACAGGCAAGTCGCTGTCGCTCGACGCAGCAGCGTCCATCTGGGGCCATCCGATCCACTACCGCACAGGCTCGGGCACATCGCCTGTTGCCATGCAGCAACGCCTTGGCCACCTGCGCAGCTTGCCGCTGATTACGGACGAGATCACAACCAACAACCGCAAGGACTTTGAGTGGTTCCCTGCCTTCTTGTTCAGCATGAGCGAAGGGCGCGGCAAAGAACGCATGGAGTCGGGCACCAACAAGGAACGACTGAACCTGTCCACATGGGCCACACTGGCGCTGATGTCTTCCAACCGCCCGGCCGTTGACTACATGACAGGTGAGCGCAAGCACTCCTCCGAAGGTGAGCTGCGCCGCATGATTGAGTTCAACATGGACGTGAAGCTGGAATGGACGCAAGATGAGATCGAGATCATCAAGACGCTGCCGTTTAA